CATAATATGGAATTTCACCTGCCTCTCTGGAGCCGCTTGTTACAGGTTTTCGAATTGAGTCAAGGTTTTCAGCTAAAATTTCTAATGGCTTCCACTCAACCTCTTTTTCGTTAAAGTTAAGCAACTGGTCACGATAGTAGTTATACTGCTTTTTGCGAGCTGTAAGCTCAGCTGTAAGCTCAGCTGTAAGCTCCGTAAAAGTATCTAATATACGAACTATTTCTTTTTGAATTGCAAGTGATTTTTCCGGATTATCTGGACATGGAATAGGGATTTCAAGCTTTGCTAAATCTTTCGGATATACGTGTGGTACACCTGAACCTTTTTGTAAATTATGAATCCAAGATTGATTATTCAGTAAAAAATGAAAGACATATCTTGTATTCAAAACAGACAGATCTGGCTTGACAGAAAACGCATCAGATACAAATATTGGCTCATTCCAATACATAACAAAACCAGCGTATGCGCCACTGCCTGCGATAGTAATAGTTTCGCCATCACGGTTGAATTCAGAATTATAATACGCAGGTGCTTGACCTCCGCTAATTACAGGGATGGTTCCAGCGCTTTTAGTTTTTGCGGTTATCGTTTTGCCTCTATCAAGCTCCGAAACCTCTCCTAAAGGTTTCCACTCAACCTCGACACCCGCTAATAATTTATCTAAATAACTCATGCCTCAATCTCCTTTAAAATAGCGTCAATATCAGCACGGAGTGCATTTATCTTCGCCACCGTTTGTGATATTTCTGCATTCAGTACCGCAATATCTACCTTTTCACGATTATCCTTTGCTTCCACGTAGGAGCTAACGGAAAGGTTATAGTCCTTTTCGGCAATATGTTTGTTGTCTACCGATTTAGCAATATGATCAACATCTTCTTTTCGGTCGAATATCTCCATAATCCTCTCGATATGCTTATCCTCAAGAATATTGTTGTTGGTTACCTTCTTGAAAAAATCTTCCCCACTTGCATCTATAAACTGCGTTTTTGTATCTCGTTTATTCTTAGCAAGTACCAAGATATTTACAGCTATCGAAGTGCCATAAAACAAGTTAGGAGCCAGTGAAATAACCGTCTCTACAAAGTTGTTATCCACTAAATACTTTCTAATCTTTTGTTCCGCACCACCACGATAGAATATACCGGGGAAGCAGACAATAGCCGCCCTGCCTCTGCCTGAAAGGTAGCTTAGTGCGTGCAGTACAAATGCAAAGTCTGCCTTTGACTTAGGAGCGAGCACTCCAGCAGGAGCAAAACGGTCATCGTTAATCAGCGTAGGGTCGTCCGAGCCAATCCAATTTACAGAATATGGCGGATTGGAAACAATGGCATCAAAAGGTTTGTCATCGCCAAACTGTGGATATCGAAGCGTATCACCAAGTGCAATATTAAACTTATCGTAGTTCACATTATGCAAAAACATATTCATGCGAGCAAGGTTATAGGTCGTGTGATTTATCTCTTGACCAAAGAAACCCTCTTCAATAATATGATTATGGAAATGTTTTTTAGCTTGTAAAAGTAGCGAGCCTGAACCACAGGCAGGGTCATAAATCTTATTCACGCTTGTCTGTTTGTGCATAGCAAGCTGTGCGATGAGCTTGGAAACGTGTTGAGGCGTAAAGAACTCACCTCCCGACTTGCCTGCATTAGCGGCATAGTTAGAGATGAGAAATTCATAGGCATCACCAAACAGGTCTATCTGATTATCTTCGAAGTTTCCAAAATTCAACTCCTCCACGCCTTTCAGTACGGCAGCTAAGCGACTATTTTTGTTCTCAACCGTATTACCAAGTCGGGTGCTGGTAGTATCGAAATCGGCAAACAATCCTTTTATATCTTCTTCCGAAGGATAACCGGTGGCAGAACTCTCAATCTCATTAAATATGTTTTTTAGCTCCGTGTTCAGATTCGGATTTGTATTTGCTGCCTTGGCTACATTCACAAAAAGCTGACTCGGATATATAAAATACCCTTTGGTCTTTATTGCATCATCTTTAATCTCTGGTGTAATTACACTGTCAGGTAAATTAGCATAGTTAATGTTATCATCGCCTCCCTCGATATAATTAGAGAAATTTTCGCTTATAAAACGATAGAAAAGTGCTCCCAGCACAAACTGTTTAAAGTCCCAGCCATCAACAGCACCACGTACTTCATTGGCTATTTTCCATATCTTGGCTTGTAACTCAGCCCTTTGAATTATAGTTGTCATCTTTATTATATTGTTTCAGTATGATTATACGCAGAAATATCATTTGCTTTTATTGATTAAATCTCTTCTATCAACATTCAATAGCTCAGCTATTCTTGAAAGAGTTACCAGATCGGGTTGCGAAACGTTAGTACACCATTTAGAAACGGTAGACGGATCTTTGCCCAATTCTTTTGCTAACCATTTACCAGTCCTCTTCTTTTCAACAAGAACTATTTTAAGCCGATTTATATCTTTCATTCTAGTCATTTTATTGAATCTACTACAAATATATTGATTTATCTGAATTAAGGGAAACAAATTATCTTTTTTTAATTGTTATCTTTGAATCGCCCGACTACGGAGGAGCGATTCCGCCCCGCAGGGCAAGGCTTTCGGGAGTAACCCAAAAGGTATCGAGTTACTCGATACACACCTTGCTATGTTCCGACGAACATAAAATCCGACAGAAGTCGGATTGAGGAAGAACGGATTTCGACCGCTTCATGAAGCCGTGCGATACGCCTTGTCGTTCG